CTTTTTATCTGGTTATAATCCAAGTTCTTCAATTACCGGCAAAACCTTATCTTTTAACTCAGGATATAGCTTATCCAGTGTTTCTCTGGCATTCATCTGCTTGTCCGGCTTTGTAAGTCTGGCACATTCCCAGTCTATAACCATTTGTACATAATCCGCATGTGTCCTTGCTTTCAAAGTGTGGTGTCTGGAATGGCTTCTATGTATCTTATGGGCACGCTTATAGTCCATAATCATATACAGAAACACTTTATCCAGGTCGTGCAAGTAACCACGAATTGTATTGTGTCCAAGCAATTGTTTTTCAACTGCCCGGAACGCTTTTCTATGTTTCATTGTATATTTAATTCTATCTATCTGCATTGCTTTCTCCTTAATCCATACTCAAATAAAGTGGTTTCGGATTAAGCATTACATTTCCTTCCGGCATTGTACACGGATCAATTACCGGCGCAAGGCTTCTTAATTCAAGCTCTCTGATTTTACTGTCCACAAACAGCACATGGCAATGTTCTCCAACTACTACCACTGTATCAACAACCACAAAAGAGAAATGACTTCCGTTCTTGAAATGTACCGTATATGAATTTTCTTCATTATAGATTTTCTCAATCTGCTGTGAGTTTTCTTTCTCAATCCGACCAACAACAGAATCAAGTAATATCTTTAAGTTGTCGGCGTTTTTCACGTACATCATTCCCTTATAGTGCGGAACTTTACCGCATCTATCGAAGAACCAACCTAACATTTTTGTTGCTTCTTTAATATGTGCTTCCGTCATAATAATCCTCCATCTTCAGAATATGATTTTTGTTCATTTCCACAAGCATTTCATAAGCTGCTTCTGTATCTGGGCAATCCGGCAGACTTGTGTTTTCTGCTGCATCTTTCATTTTCTTTTCCAAATCATCAACCAGTTCAAAGAATTCTGGGCGATAACCACCTTCCGGCTTCTGGAACTCTCCGTTTCTAATGCTCATAAGCAGATCATGTTCATCGGCACGATATGTAATGATTTCTTCCTTTGTGAGAATATCAATACACATAAGATACAGTCTTACAAGGTGCATGGCGTGCTTATTAAGATGCATGTCATCTTTCTTCGTATTTCGCTTACCCAGTTTTTCGTAATCCTTTACGATAGTATTCATACCGTTCCAGATACCCTTGTAATCTCTCAGCGGATAATGATGTAAGCAAGCGTCCATATAAATTTCAACGTCCATTCCTTCTCTATCAGATTTATCCGGGTAAAGGTTAAGTGATCCATATTCAAAGTTTTTGAACTGTTCCATTTCTTGCATTTTCTGGTTGTATTCCTTATATGCATGAACCATTTTTCCATTGTCATTGACAAAATTATATTCAATCAATTTTCCATTAACTGTATGGAATTTCTCAATAATACTGTTCATTGCACTTCTGATTGATCCAAGAATATGTTTTTCTTTCTCTGCCTGTGGATAACTGTCTCTTGCCAATGCATTTTGCAACCGGCGTAACTGTGAATTTGCGTAACCACCAAAAGTATAAATCGCTCTTTTAGAAAGAAAGATTTTCCTGTTTTCAATCAGCTTTTTACCGTCATCATTGAGAATAATATAATGCTCTGGCTTAGAACCAAGCTGCTCGATAGTGTTTGGGTTACACTCCAATAACAACTTAAACATTTTATTTAATCCATATACAACGGTATCTGTTGCTTCGTCTTCGTACTGCTCAAAAACTCTGTTCCCAAGCAGAGAATCAACTGGATTATAAGTAATTCCTCTAACATCAATATCTGACGTTTCAACATTCGTTCCATATGCATGAGAACCGCCCAAAGTCAAAAGAAGAATATTATTACCTAAGAGGGGGCTTTCCGTCAAAAACGCATAATCCTTATTCGCTAAAAGTTCCCAGTTCATATCTAATTCACTCATCATGTTCTCCATTCATTATTTTTGTTTGTTTACGATTGGAAGTAACACATTTTTAATGTAATCTTCCGAAAGTATTGGTCTGTCTTTCCCCGGCAAATAATCGGAATTTCACAACCCAAAACAGGATTCCAAAATAGTTAATTGGATTATTGCAAAGTATAGCCTTAATCTCTCCATAGAAATTATCATCCATATATTTCTTTTTATCTTCCGGCGTAATCCAACCCCAGATTCCTTCTCCACAACCACCGTTTTCATCTGCCGGTATATAGAGTTTAATACATCCTTCATCAAACTGTTTTTCGCTCAACCCGTCCATGAAATCTGCTTTATATATAATTCCACGTTCTTCACATAATTTCTTGATATCTTCTTTATCCACTTCAACCCTCCTATTTAGATAGTGCATTCATATCATACACTCTTACTTCTACAACTCTTGATTTCCAATCTTCGGAACAGTAGGATATATCCCCCATTCTTTTTGCATCACTATTAAGATTGTCAGAATCAACTACAAATTCTGTCATGCAACCATTGGCAACCGTAATAATATTACTGTCATCTGTATGGCAATCTGCTTTCTGATCTGCCATGATACAAGGTATTGAAACACCATTCTCTAAAATCAAATCAAAATACTGTCCGATTGCAGTTCCAAAATAACTACCAATCGCCACACAATATCTGCCATTATATTGCCGGATGCCGTAATTCCCAGTGTTGCATAATTCTTGTAATTTGTACTGATTACTTGATTGTGCGAAAATACTTCTATCTCCAACACTATATGGCATATAGCTTTTCATTCCACTTGTATATGGTGCTGCATAAGCTGTATATAGCAATTCACTTGTCAAATACTCTGCACTTATATATGTACCGTTATCAAGTTCTGCCCATTCTCCATCTACATACGCATTTACACAATCGCCAAATACCAAGCTACCAACCAATGAAGAATTTGTATCTGGTGCTTGCCTGATATTCAAAGAACTGACCGCTACATAATATGGCGAAAATTCCTTCTCCGCTTCCTCTGTGGCAATCTCAGCACTTACTTTTGCTTGTTCTACAGTTTCTTGCACGACTTCCTTTGTATATAATTGTAACGGCTGTGCTTTGACATATTCTGTATGTACTTCTACGTCTTCCTTACACCCAACCAATCCGCACATCATAACTACTAATAACGCAACTACTTTCAATTTCTTCATAGCTGTTTCTTAACCTCATAAATGTATTTCTTCATTTTCTCTTCAGCTTCTATCATCCACCAGTATTTGCCATACACATCTCTCACTGATCCGTTTCTGTTGACATAGTAATGTTTCAGTGGCAGATTTTCATATTCCGGCAAAAATAGGTCTGTATGTCTTTTGGCTTTGTACCATATCGCCCGAATAATTCTATCCTGAAAATCTTCTATCTGCTCTCCGGGATATACTTCTCTCAAATATGTACCTTTTACCTTTGCCTGATAACCGAATAAATCACGCATACATTCTCTTTCTTTACAATCCGGCGAAATACCTAACCAAAACCAATACGCTTCAACTGACATAAACCGCCCATCTTTTGTGTATATCTCTTCCCGACAGAAATTACTCAGCATTCTACCAAGTTCTGTCTTGCTGCCACTATACACATTGATATGAGTGATTCCGTCCAAATTCGGATCAATTACCTTCATTTATTTACCTCATTTTAAAAATAGTAGTTGGATATTTCACCAACTACTACTTCATACTACTTTCTTTTCTTACGTCCTACGCAGTAGCCAGTTACAAACGGAACAACTATACACAAGCAGAAAACTCCAATATTAAGTACAATCATTAGTTGTTACCTCTTTTTCTTTTCATTTCTGCCAGAAGTTCATCAGCCTCTCTGTTTCTTGCCTGGGCTTCCAGTCTACGATCCTGTGCTTTTGCACTTGTATCATAGGCAATCTGCGCTCCGGCTGCACGTTCTCTGGTCTTTTTAGCACCTTCACGCACTCTTTCCAACATGTGATCGCTTTCGCTTGAACTTGCGCTTGCATTCATACCTTCATGAAGCTGAATAATCTGCTGATCCGCTTCCATCTGGTAAATGGTTCTTTCTTTCTCTTCTTTGAGTTCGTCAAGTTCCTGTTTTACCGCTTTTCTGATTTCATCTTGCTGTTCCTTCGCTTTCTTAAATTCTTCAATTGTATCTTTCAGAGTATCAATTTTCTGCTGGATTGTAATTTTCTTCATTGCATACTGCCTAGCACCGTTTTCATCATTTGCGTCCAGACAATCATTGATAGATTTATCAATCTTCATGAGTTCTTTCTTCAAATGATACTGTTCCTTTTCGGACTCGTCTAATTTTCCAGCAATTTCAACATATGAACGCTCTGCATCCCCAAATAAAGTTTCTTTTTCTCTGATTGCATTATTGAAATAATCCGTTGCGCCTTGTGGTGTCGCTGCATCCTGTCTTGCAATCTCTTCTGTTCTTCCTCTGTATTTAATCACAAGCTGTTTGAAAAATGTCTTATTCAAAATCAGTGCAATAATTCCAACAACCAGGATAATAGCAATAATGAATATTACTAAATTACTTGTACCTACTGTCATTTTACTTTACCTCAATTCCAAATTTTTCACATAAGTCGAAAAGTCCACCATTGAATCCATTACCTACAGCGTGGAATTTCCAACCAGATCCATCTCTGTAGATTTCACCTGCGATAATTGCAGTAGAATCTCCGAATTTCTCTTTTAAATCGTAACGTGCAATCTCACAACCAGTATTGTCATCGACAACCCTAATGAAAGAGTTTTCGACCATTCCAAAGTTCTGCATTCTTCTCTCTGCTTTGTGAATTGTTACACAGAACACAACCTTTTCGGCATATTTTGGAAGTTTATTAAGAACGACTTTGATTACTTCATCATCCCCATCTCCACCGCCGGTAAGGTTATCTCCACTGTGAGTGATACCACCACTAGGATGCTGCAGATTATTGTAAAAAATGAAATCCTCATCTCTTCTTGTCATGCCATTTTTACCGATAACAAATGCAGACGCATCCAAATCAAAATCTCCATCATCATCGTATTTAGCTGTGTCCCAACCTAAACACACGGAAACTGCATTCACTCTGCTGTCCTTTGAAAGTTCGACTCTATCGCCTTTATTTAAACTTACTGACATCTACTTTTCCTCCACTCTATTTGTATCTTCTTGCAAGTTCTGAAATACTGCCATCATGTGTGCCTTTTCCAACAGCTTCAAAATGCCATTCTCCATCTTCTCTGTAGAACTCAGCCACAATCAGTGCTGTACAACCGTTATAGTCATTTGATAAATTATATCGGCAGATTTCTTCTTTGGTCGCATCATCTACAATACGTGCAAAACAGTTCTTAATCATGCCAAAATGTTGTCCTCTATTTCTACAATTATAGATATTGATTACAACAGCCAATCTAGTAACATCTTCCGGCATTTCTTTCAAATTTATTGAAATCTGCTCATCATCACCTACACTGCCACCAACCAAATTATCTCCATGATGTTTGATACAACCATTTGAATGTTTTTTGTGACCATAGTAAATGATATCCTCATCATTTACTAATCTTGCTTTCTCTTCTTTCTTAAATAAGCCGAACATTCCAGACTTTCCAACTACATTTTTAAGTACAAATACAGAAGAATCACAATCAATACTATCTCCGTATTCCGCTGCATCCCAACCAAGACCAACGGTTACATTCGCCAGTTTCTCCACCACTTTTGAAAGATTTACCTTTTCACCTTTTGTTAAACTAACTGCCATTTTCGTTTCCTCCCTTTATAATCCATATCCATTGCAAAGTGCAGTTAAACCGCCAGCATAACCAGCACCAATCGCATTGAATTTCCACTCGCCATTATGACGATACAACTCTCCAAGAACCATAGATGTTTCTGTAGAATAATCTTCTCCAAGATCATATCTAATCATTTCTTCGCCTGTTTCCTCGTTTGACATACGAATATACGCATTAGACACCATACCGAAATTCTGCATTCTACTGTCTGCTTCATAAATTGTTACTGTAAATGCAATCTTTTCGATATTTTCCGGGATTTTTGCCAGGTCAACAATAATCTGTTCATCATCTCCATCGCCAGATCCAGTAAGGTTGTCTCCCATATGTTTTACTGCTCCACTCGGATGTACCAGATTGTTGAAGAATACAAAGTCTTTATCAGTTGTCACTTTTCCATTTTTATCAAGCAGAAATGCAGATGCGTCTAAATCGAAATCATCTCCATCGTACTTATTTGTGTCCCATCCTAAACCGACAAGAATTTTCTTTAACCCTGCGTTCCCTTTTGTAAGATCAACTTTCTGTCCTTTTACCAAACTTACCATAATGTTCTCTCCTTCTTATTGAACTTTTTTGTTTTTGGGGAACAGTTTTTTGTTCTGTTCCCACATTTATTATTGTTTAATATAGCAAGCGAAATAGGATGTGCTGCAACCGTTA